CGACCTTCTGCAAGCCTTCCAGCTTAATCTGGTCGTCCTTGGCCTTATCGGTTTCAGGATCAATCTCAAAGTCAAACTCGGCCCGAGCTTCGTCCCAGACAATCTCTAGTTGGTTAGATAATTCACCGTCCTCACCTTGGGGAAACTCCAGACCAGCCTTTATCAGTATTTCTCGCTCATCATCACCTAGTTTCATGAGGTCAGTGCCTTCCATGTTGGCGAAGTGGGTGTTAATCATGCTCTTAGCTACGGCTTGGTAAGTGATGTAGAGGTTGTCTTTGAAGTCCTCATCATCTATGGAGAGGTTGGCGGCGGCCAGCTTCACACCGGCTGGGGTCTTGGAGTACTGGGCGTCACCGGAGTTACTGCCACTGATAGACGTATCACCGGTGGGGATGAGCTTCTGTAATGAGGTCTGGTACATCTGCATACGTTCAGGGAGCTGTTGGTACACCCCGTTAGCGAGTTCTTGACGCACGACCTTAGCCCCACCGGTGAACCAGATGGCGTCTTGGGCGTAGACGATAGAATCAATGTCCACATCATCCTCTTGACCCTCGATAGCGATAGGCGGGCGCAGTCCGAGCTGGGTAGCCAACACATCGGCCTGGCGCATGTAATCTAAGACGTTCTGAGTACCACCAGCCAGCTTGACGATACCGATACCATAGGGGTTGATGAAGTCCTGATAGCAATAGAGGAAGTGAATCGGGACATCACCGGTCGGGTCGGGGTTAGTCCACTCCCGGACAGCTTTGTTAGTACCGGCGTGATACATATAGAAGGGAGCTTCCACACCCCGTTGGACGACTACGCAGAACTTAAAGCCGGATGGCTTCTTCTTGTCGTTCTGCTGTCTAGGTGTTTCTAAACTAGTGCGTTCCTCAGTAGCATTACCACTCAGGATATCTTGTAAAGCTTTGACATCCCACTTGTTGTAGCCGTCCTTACCCTCGGCCTTAGCTTGGGCAATCATGTCTTTGACTTGGGACTTGGTGAAGTAGACATCCCAGAAAATGACATCACTGTCGTAGTCAGATACCTTACCTGGTTCTAACGTTACATCCTGGGGTTGGGCTACGATGAAATCAGTGGTGCGCTTACCGTTCTTCTCGATGAATAGGGTGATGATAGGGACTGAGCCATAGCCAGCGGCTTTGCGGACAGCGTCCTTCCATTTGCGGTGGAACGGGGCTTGACTGTTAGCGTTGGGGATTATCTCGTTGCGCCATTGGAGGTTAGCTAGCTCACTTAACCAGGCTTCGTCTCGGTTCATGGCCTTGACTGTACCACTGAGCTTCTTACTGACGATGCGCTTAGGTAGTTTGAACAGGGCCGCAGCTAGTGAACCATCGTTGACTTCGGGTAGGTTCTCATCCAGCCCTTCCATCAGGCCATTGTCCATCAAGCGCTCAAAGGCGGGATAGTCCTCACGCCAAAGATGGGCCTCATCCTTACTTTCTTTGTATAGGGTCTTGATGTCTTCGGGTTCGAGGAAGGCCACGGATGTTCCTTATGTAGTTATAGCTACGATACCAGCTTTATACTTCTTTAGCTACAACATCTACCCCGACATGGGCGAGGTTCTGAGTGTCCTTAACTCGCACGTTCATAGCGTTGAGTGGGGTCATGTAGATACGGTCGTCTGATTGATAAGCCTGCATCATACCAGCGTCCAGCTCCTTGTACTGGAGGGCGGTCATGACTAAGACATCAGGTAGAGGGGCGAGTATCGTACCTTGGGTGTCCTTCACGGCGTTGACGATAGCCGTATGCAGGGCGGGGCCATGTTCCTTGAGGTCGGTGATGTCGAGGACGTTTTCCTGATGGGCTTGGGCGAAGTTGAGCATGGGTTCTCCTTATAAATGCATTTTTAATCTGGTGGGACGTTGCTGGGGTCGGTGTCTGTTGGTTGGAGGTCGTTCAGTCTGGTACATCTGCCATGCTCCGGCCATACTCATCACACCGTCATCATGCGTACCTGGGGCGGCTTCGGGTTTGCCATTCTTATTCACGATGAAGGTCTGATGTTGTTCGATTGTTTCCTTGTCGTAGATGATGACCTGCTTAGAGTTAAAAGCCGTTAACCACTCACCCAACATTTTAGGCCGGGTTGCAGCGTTAGTATCCCAACCCAACCTATCGGTACGCTCCTCACCGTCTAATGTGCCGGAGGATTTAGCGATGTAGATAGTGTAGTCACCGGAATGGTTGGCCATCATCAGGTCATGCATTGCACTAATACCGCCATTTTGACGCTCTAAAGCTACTGTTGGAGGTATGCCGGTCTTTTGCTTAATCCACTTGAGCGCCTGAACTAGGTGCGGGGTCATCTCGGCTGCTACTCCGTTCATAGCGAGGACTAATGGCACATCAAGCCTAGTGGTACTCATGAACTGCACGAAGTTCTTATCTACCCCACCTTGAGCCGTATCACCAAAGACCACAAAGAACTCACCTTTTTCAATCTCTCGGTATAGTCTGAAGCTCATACGCCTAACGCTCCGATATAAGGTGATGAAGCAATCGGGTTCTTAATCCGGTCGTTAGCATATAGTAGCGCATCAGCATCAAAGAATGGATTGCCGCCATACAGGAAGGCTTCATGGTCATAGGTTGGATACTCCCGTAGCTCCTCCTTGTCCTGGAGGGCTTTAGTCTGCAAATAATGCCAGTAACATTGGTCTACGGTAGCTAGCCCTTCTGCATAGAGCCGCTGATAGTAGGCTGGTATCTCCCAGTTCTTAGAGGCAGGCTGATTATACTGACCAAAAGTGTACCAAGCCATGAACCGACTCTTGAAAGCACTCACACCATCTTTACCGGCAGCATACTCGTTAGCGAAGTAATCCCCTGCAAGGTTGCCCGTGGATTCACGGAATATCTTGCCATAGTTCTGCGGTACTTGCTTCTCTGCTCCAATGACAAGCTTCTTAGCGCTCATAATCTCAGTGTTAGGATAGAAAGCTATTTCTGACCAGTGAATGTTCTGCTTAGTACCACCACGACCGGACACCTTGGCTGAAGCCGTCTGAGCATGGTACTGCGCTCCTCGCTTACGGGAGACTATCTCACCGCCGTTGTCCACCTTCAGAAACGCTTTACGGAGCTTCTGTACGTCCTCTGGATTATCCTGCATGTCCTGTATCGTGCCGCCTTGGGACTTGATGAGCCATGAGTTCAGGAATAGGTTGAACCGGGCTATGTGAGCATCCGTTTCCGAATCCTTATGTGAGTAGATGTCCGAATCAATAATCGGTATCTCGCCTAACTCACTCATAATGAAGTCAGTAGCAAACATTCCGGTGATGATGGTGGATATGCCGAACTGTCTACCCTTAAGAATATTCTCTCGGATGCCCTGCATCTCAGGGTAATCCTGAGTCAACAGCTCATAGTAGTCAGCCTGTACATCGTTGAACTGGAAGGGGATTATCTCACCATACTTGTTCTTGATAGCGAAGCAGTCCTCAATGAAAGGCTTGTAGTCTATCGTTATCACTCTTTGCCCTTAACATAGTTCTGTGTACCGAAATTGAAGTTAATGGCCGTGTTGCCCTGAGCTTCACCCTGGTCTATGCCCATGAACTTAGCAGCAATCTTGCTCGCATTAAGCCTGATGGAGTGGTCAGGCAACGCCCTGGTCTTACCCTCTATCTCTTGGAACCTTACTGCTTTAAGCCCATCGGCTACCGGCTTCATGATTGCATCCGTGGTTATGCCGTGCCTCTCTAAAGCCTCCTCTAGAGCCTCCCGAACATTAACCTTCGATAATGTCTTGCTCGCTAACGCTCTGGCACTCTCTGGAGTTGAAGTATCGTAAGCCTCTAATGCAGCTTCTGTCTGAGATTTTCCCATAGCAACGCCCTGAACTAGCTTCTGCTCTTTGTAAGTCAGTGGTCTACGCTTAGGGCCTATGTCTGCTTTCTTCATAAAGTTACTATCCCATTATTCTTACGTTATAGTCAATGGGGTATAATATCCTCATGCACCGAGCCGTACTTGCGGTAGCCGGATAAGTCATATGTCCCCTATTCGTTTAAGCATCGGAGCGATTATAGTCGTAGCCCGAATCAGTCTTAGCTAGTTATATAATCTACCGAGGAGCTTCAGTGCTTTATTTTTGTGTGTTATACACAGCACTTATCCCCATGTGTATTACTTCCGGTTCTTCCATATATGCACCAATTGCTTGAGCTGTTCGTTGGTAGCTCCCTTAGCTCGTAATCTCTGGATGTTTCTTTGTAATCTATTCATGCGTGTTCTCGTTTAAGTCAGTTACTTCATCCTCTACGGCATCGAGTTTGACCATCATGTCGTCTAACTCGGTGGAGGTGAGCTTAATCTTGTGCCGCTCTTCCCCGTTAGGCTCTTGGATGTTCAGAGTCACGGTATATACCTTGCCCTTATCTGTTTCCTGGATGTTGACCTTGTAATGGTATTGGAAGCCCAGTCTGGCTATCGTGGCCCTGCAACGCTCTCTGAGTTGGTCTAGTTCGGTCATTGGAATGTCCCTCCTGGCTTCATGCCGGTTGCTCTATATCTCGGTGGTTCTTTGGTTAGGTCAGTATCTACCCTTTTATGGCAGGTTGTACATATCTGAGATAGCATGACAGCTCTCCCTTGTTGTCTGGTGATATAGCCGGAGGTGAGAGTGTGTTTATGCTTCAATGTTAGCCTCCAGATATTCCAGGGGGTTGTCTGCTATTACCATCTCGCAAAGGTGGTGCTTCCACTTGTTGCCGGTTAAAACGATTCCCGGCTCTGGCGACCATTGGGTGTCCTCGCCCCATAGAGCCTTGGCAAACTCTTTGTTGTAGATAATCTCCTCAATGGCGAACTCCTCGCCGCCTACCATGCCATCATCATTAACTGTCAGCTTTACATAACGCCAGGTGGGGGTCTTTCGGATTCCCTGAATCTTCATGCCCTTGATTTCTGTCCACCCATTCTTAATAGCTAGGTTAATGGCGTTTTGGAGGGTGTTATTTGTTGGCATCGGTTCCTCCTGCGGATTTAGAGCTGTCTTTGTTCGATAATACCTCTTGACCTTTTACGGGTTCGCTAAGCCTATAAATAAGGGTTGGCTCGTTATTCTCCTCGTATCTGTAAAAGCCTAAGAAGTCGCCCGTTTGGATGTATACACCCAAATAAGGCTCAATCCAATCTATGAAGTGTTCTATCTCGTCACTATAGTTTTTTAGATTGCACCGTATACATAAATAGTAAGCCTGGCCTATCTCGTCATAACGTAGGGTGGAGTGAGTATCAGCATCAAAGTAATAGCTGTCCATTTGCAGCATATACCGCCAGCGACTACCCTCGCTAAACAACTCATGGTCTGGCAGCTCCTTTGGTTCTTCTTCAATATCACCCACCATGAACTTCAATATATCTATGACTGATTGAGGCACATCTTCTCTAAGCTCTGCATTGTAGTGCAGCTCTGTGTACATCCCCATTACTTACCCTCCTCGCCTAACAGTTCCTCATTAACAAGCTTAAAAAGTAGTTTTAAGCCTTCTAGAGGAGTAATCACTCCCGCTGCTTCATACCTGGTCTTAATAGTTTCGTGTTTTTCAGCCAATATTTTCTGTATCAACTGCTCTATGGCTTCAACATCTACCCCTGTAGTGATTCGATTGCCTTCATTGTCCTCATCGACTAGAAGATATTTCTCATTAGCTAACTCTTTGTTGAGGTTCATTGTTTACCCTCCTCACGCTCTATGAGTTCTTCTAGGGGTACGGTGTCACCGAAGCGCTCCTTGGATGGCTCGTCATACTCTATTTCGGGTGGTTGCAAGTCTTTCCAAGCTACCGTTTTGATTGGCTTCCATTCCTCCGGTATATCCTTCAACATCATCTCGTCCATAGCCTTCTTAGCTGCTGGTACTCCTATGGTCTGGTCGAAGCTTTTAATAGGTTGGTAGTATTCCTCCAAGAGGGCATTTATAAGCCCGCTCTTATTACGCTCTGCTTCAAAACGAGGCAGGTTAGTCTTGTTTATCCATATGTTCTTACGATTGTTCATACTACACACTGTACCGTATGTAGGTATGTATGGCAAGAGGAAAAGAAAAGTGTTGACAACGTGTGTAGGTGTGTAGTATATTCAGTACATAAGCACAAGGACACACATCAAATGACTCTCTCAGAACTCATCAAGAACCTCCAAGCAATCGAAGCCCGCACCACCGGCGAAGTCCAAGTATCCATCAACGTTAAAGACTACTACAGCAAATACGGCGAAGATGCCACCATCGACATCAACGCCACCGCAACCGCTGGCGGCGGCTACTACCTCCACGACAACAACCTGACCATCAACGCCAACCTCTCCAAGAACGAAGGCAAGAACCCTAAAATCACCTTCCGAGCCTAACAACAAGGCGCTCCCTAACCCGGAGCGCCTAATCCCCTAACCTAAAGGACACCTACTAATGGACTTTCTAGCCTCTGCTCCCCTCGTCAAACACAAAAAGACCGGCACAAAATGGCTGGTCTGGTCGAACACTCCCGACCGTGTACAGCTTGAGAACTATCACAACGAACGCAAATTAATAGTTACCCGTGAGAGGTTTGAAAAAAATTACGTTCCAGTTGAAGCTTCCTAACCGGGGGCTTTTTACTCTCCCCTAATTGCGGTCTTAATATCTTTTAACCAGCGCCCTGTAGGAGCCTCTGTAGCGGGTGGTATGGGATTCGGGTCGCCTGGGTCGGTATACATCGCAAGAACGGTTCTGAGGGTTGCATACACGTCTATAACGATAGCCTGCTCTAGCTCTCCGTGGGTCTTGGCATCCCTTACCTTTAATAGTTTATCGGCCGCTTTAGTCAGCTCAGTGTGCGCCTGAAGCTCCATCTTGTTAGTCCTTTTGGTTTAATTGTAGCAGTCGCTCTCGTTGGGAGGCTTTTAATGAGTTTTTAGCTCTGGCTGTATGGGTTTTCATGCGCTCGGTTGGGTCGGTGCTGAATGGTTCCGGCTCGTCCTCTCCGATTATCTCTAGCATATATTGGATTAGCTGGGCTTTGGCCTCGGCAATGTCGAAATGAATATGCTCCTTAGTTCCAAGACGTGCATCTTCGAGTATTTGGTTTTGTAGGTGTTCTAGTATCTTATCGAGCTTGGACATCGCTACCCCCTTTTTCAGTTCTGGGCTGTGGTTGAGGCGGTAATGTCGCCGTAGCCTTTTCGAGTGCGGCTATCCGGTCGTTGAGTTCTTTCAAGAGAGCTAAGTTAGCCTCATTTAATTTTGCTTGGGTTTCGATGAACTTA